AATGGGATTCAATCCTTGTGCAGAGCAGCCATTGGAATCATACGAACTATGCACCTTGGTCGAGGTACATCTAAATCGTCATGAATCCAAGGAAGACTTCCTCCGCACCCTTAAGTTTGCTTATCTCTATGGCAAGACGGTAACGCTGATACCAACACACTGGCAACAGACAAACGGTATCATGCAACGTAATCGTCGTATTGGAACATCACTTACGGGTATTGCTTCATTCTCAGACAAATTTGGTTTGCCTGTTGTGCGTGAATGGATGGACGAAGGATATGAGACTATCCGTAAATATGATCACTCATATTCTGAATGGCTATGCGTTCGTGATTCCATTAGAGTCACAACTGTTAAACCATCGGGGTCTGTATCAATTCTTTCTGGCGCAACTCCTGGAGTTCACTGGGCGCCTGGAGGAAACTATTTCTTGAGAGCAATTAGATTTGGGAATACTGACCCAATGATTCACTTGTTCAAGGCTGCTGGATATAAAATGGAGCCTGACCTTGTGTCTGCGAATACAACTGTCGTATATTTCCCAGTACATTCTGGCCACGCAAGATCTGAAAAGGATGTAACATTATTTGAGAAGATTGCGCTTGCTGCTACTGCTCAGAAATATTGGTCTGATAACGGCGTGTCTGTAACGCTTTCATTTGACAAAGAAACTGAAACAAAGCATATTGCGCCTGCACTTCATATGTACGAGGGACAGTTAAAAGCAGTTTCATTCTTACCTATGGGAAATAAGGTATATCCGCAACAGCCATATACTGAAATTACCGAAGAAGAATATAACTCATATATTGGTCAGATTAAAAAGATCGATTGGTCTGCTATTTATGACGGGGCTGAAAATCTAGAAGCACAGGGAGAGATGTATTGTACTACTGATGCTTGTGAGATAAAAATATCTTCGTAGTATGATAAAATAGACTCATAATGTCTAACCCATCTAACCTATATGCAGAAAAAATATTTGCAGAGCAACCACAGTTTTTGTGGGCTTTAGATGATCAGGCTGATTATGTATCTATAATTTCTGAAACACAAAGAGAGACAAGCCTGTGGTCATTAGATAATTTAACCTCACAGGCAACGGAAGAGTTGGCAGACGCACCTTTTCCAAACAGTGTAATAAATAAAATAATTCCATCTTCTGTAGGAGAAGGAATATTTTCTGTTACTATGGTTAGCCCAGACATAGTTAACTCAAATGAATTAAATAATGTGTTGAAAACTTTTTGTATTGGATCATATTTTTATACATTAAGCCCATATGCAATTAGCGTTGAAATTGGATACAGATATTATGACGATGCACAAGAGCAATACATAGATGTGTTAAAATCATATGATGCCTCACTAGCAAATCGTTGGTATTTTTTATCTGAAACTTTTAGTCCAGAAGAAACAAGTCAGCCAATAAAGTTAGTAATTAAAATAAATTATTTGGGTCAATCAGAAACTTTAACAGATTATATATTTTATATAAATGGAATAACATTTGGTCAGTGGGCTGAAGAATTTCAATCCACATCCCTGGGCGTTGAAACAATAAACTTGCCAACAAACATATCTTTAACTACATCAAAAGTTATTGAAGCAAAGGCTTACGGCTTATCAGAAAATAGTGGATATTATTTTGTGAACAATAATTCCTTAATGGCAAAAAACTTTGGAATGCCTATGGTGTTTGGATCAAAAGGTGTAACTAAACTATATGCAAACAATAACTTGCCGTCGTTAATAGTTCCTTCAAACGGAATGATGTCAGATAGCGGAAAGCATAAAGACTTTACGTTAGAGTTTTGGTTAAGGACTAATAGTTCTTCCAATGAACCAAAAAGAATTGTTGGGCCAATATCTTCAACAGATGGTATCTATTTAGATGGCTCATTTTTAGTTTTAAATATTAATCAGCAACACTCTTCGTACTATGTCGGACATTGGGAAAGGCCAATGCTTATCCATTGGAGATATTCTAAAAACTTATCAACAGTTCTTTTAAACGGAGAAGAGATTATTTCAATTTCAATTAACGATAGCACAATATCTCTGCCAAGCGCTACAGATGGGTCAGGAAAAAGTAATGAGTGGATAGGATTTTATGCTTATGAAAATATCCAGCCAATTGAGATAGACTGCGTAGCGCTGTATGGTTATTTAGTACCACTGTTAGTTGCAAAAAGAAGATTTGTATACGGTCAAGGAGTTCAATATCCAGAAAACTTAAATGCTTCATACGGCGGTAACTCTGTAGTATTTGATTATTCTTTTGCCGATTACACAAAAAACTATAACTATCCAGATCTAGGGTCATGGTCACAAGCATCATTAGACAATATTGTTGTTGAGGAAAACTATTTAACTACTCCAGCATTCTCTAATCCAGTTATTATTACTAATAACTCTTCAAAGGGACAATTTGAAATGCTATCAGACTGTAGTTTAATTCAGACCGAAGACAGTTTGTTTTTAACACTTAAACCAAATACAACCTGGAATAGTGTAAGTTCTTATCTTTATTTCGATAACATTCTTTTACCTGGAAACCCTCTATATGCATTTTATGGATTATTTGAAAAGCCAACTAATTATTCTGGAAATCAGGTTTTAATAAGACTTGAAGACCAAGACTCAAATTATTTTTCAATAGAGTGTGTTGACGATAACATTAAGTATGTTTTTAAATATCAAACAAATCCAGAGCAGGTGTTATATGAAGCATTTTCAATTTTAGAAGACAGTGTTTTTGCTGTAGGAATTGAAATAGAAACATTTAGAAATTACTTTGGAAATAATATATTATCATTTTTTAATAATCAAGGTGCACTAAAGATGTACATTGGCGGTAATAAAGAGTTTACAAAAACTTTTACGGGTAAGATATATAAAATAGGATTATGCTCTGAAAAAAATATAAAAGAAATTAGCAACTTATTTAACGAGATCGGCGTTCCAAAAGATTATGAAAACATATTTAATCTTTATAGTTCTTATGTTGAATACGACGGAGGAGATGCAGATCAAGATTTTTGGAATTATTACATTGGTCAAACACAACTTAATGAAGATCAATTAGATGAGAGTACTCCTTTATTAGAAAACTTTTCTTTTTCGCCATCTTCATTTATTTCTTCTACCTTAAAAGATCATGTTCCAAGCCTAGGCATTGTGCCAAAAAATTATTTTAATAGTTTTTCTTTAGATATAGACGTTAAGGGTTCGTGGAAAGACTATATACCACTATCATACTTTGGTCAATATATCACAGATGAATATGGCAATTCTAAATTTGGCCTAGACTTTATTCAGTTTAATTTAAACTATCCAGCCCCAGTAAAGTTTAAAGAAACAGAAGTTGTAGATCCAGATGGATGGAAATATTCTGAGTTAAGTTCTGAATATTCATACCCACAACAAAGAACTTATGAGTCTTTAGATAATTATCTATACACAGGATATGTTAATTATCAAGATTTGGCAGAAAAATCTGTAAAGACATATTCATATGATACAACTGGAGCAATATTAAAAAGTTATATTACTTTTGAATATCTTGAAACTGGGGCAAATGCTTCAAATGGATTTTTTGTTAAAACAGAAGATGTTCCTAAAAATGGTGTAATTACTCCAGGCAGTGACTGGATAAACACAAGATATGAAGTTGTGGATAATGTTTTAATCTATCCACCACGTGGAGCAGACTTTAATGATTTAGCAATTGTAGTTCATCTAGAGTTTGAGGTAGATGGAATTAGCCATAAACCAATTAGAGTTAAAAGTTTGCAATTAGCATCACAGGCATTTAACTACAATACTGTAAACAATATAGGTACAAGATTTGGCACTGAGGTTTATCCGTATGTCAATACTGGATACTATTATAATTATAAAGCAAAAAATCCAGTTAGCATTTATAAAGGATCATCTCCATATTTATATTTAACAAGACATTCTGGATTAGAAATACGTGGAGACCACGATCCACTAATCAATCGTGGAGTTGCTATTCCAGTAAATGCAAATAAGTCAGAAGACTATGAAGTAATGGCTATGCAGTCTTTGTTTAGATTTAACTCAGACTTTTTCCCATACGCCCCAACACAAATAATGCAAATTAATGCCAAGGGAAACACTATAAAGTTTTATATGGTCGCTAATCATCCAACTGGCAAACGGGCAAAGATCTATGCAATTGATGCAAACACTGGATCTTTATACAATGGAATATCATTTTATATTAATGGCAATATTGTTAAAGAGCCAGTTTTAAATGTCGGCGAATGGGCTATGATAGGAATTGGATTCCCAAGCGTATTAAACTTTAAATCATACGCTGGTTCTATTATGATTAATGGTCCAATTATTTTTGACAGTCTTTCTTATTATCAAACAACCAGCCTACAAGAAATACAAAGCGTTGCTAAGAGGCCATGGGCCAGGGTAAAGTTTGCCGTTGATGGATTGTACGATTGGGAATACTGGAATGATTATTATTTATGGCAGGGCGTCTTGGTCCAATCCTCAATTAGTTATTATGGAGTTAATCCTTCAGACCTATATAAAGCGTACACTGGAACTAACAAGATAATTATTGATGACGATAGGCCACTTAGTTTCAAGGACTACGAATATACCATGTTTAAAGATATAGAGTGGCAGTCCAAAGTCTCTAACGCAGTATAATATGGTATACTGGTGGTAATGAAAAACAATAAACCTGGACAACTTGGTAAGTCAAAGATAACTGTCATCGATAAACAGTATGACTGGGGCGTATATGTTTGGAAAAAATCAAATGGAAAGTGGTTTACAGATGGACAGGGTAACATTTTAAATATACCGTCTATGCGTGGGGACCTATCAAAATTAGCAGAACTTAGAAATGCTGCTTCACATTACGGTGAGCCAGATGGCGAAGCGGTATTCTTTGCGGGACTAAGTAGAATTTCTGACGAAGAGTATGCAGAGCAAAAGCAAAGAATGTCAGAAGGCTTAATCCCCAACCTAAACGATCTTGGTGCAGTTCATGCTGCACAGCAAACTATAAAGAAATACGGGGCTGATGACTAATGTCTGAAGAAAAAGAATATGTTTTAAGAGCAAGCATAGACAATGTCGTAGATCAATCTGATTCTTTTAAGGCTGTAGATCCATTTAGTAAATCTTGGACAGAATTAAAGTCATACTCTGGTTTGGATAATAACTTTAAACGACGCACATCTCGTCTTATAGACAAGGCAGACAATAATCCAACACAAGGATATTTAGATAGTGCAAGAGCAGAGCAGCATGGTTTAGGAGATGCTAAGTCAAAAGAGATTAACCCTGGTACAGTATATAGAAACGGCTATGGGCTTTTTGATGTCATCACACCACCATGGAACGTTTATGAACTTGCTAACTATTACGATACATCATTTGCAAATCACGCAGCGATTGATGCAAAGGTAGAGAACATTGTTGGACTTGGCTATGACTTTGAGGTTTCCTCAAGCACCATGTTAAGACTTGAATCAAATAAAGACAGAGATCAAGTTGCAAGAGCAAGAAATAGAATTGAACGTGCCAAGATTGAAATGCATGAATGGCTTGAGTCATTAAATGATGATGATTCATTTACTACAACAATGATGAAGGTTTATACAGATGTTCAGGCAGTAGGCAATGGATACCTAGAGGTTGGTCGTACAACACGTGGAGAAATTGGTTACATAGGGCATATTCCAGCAACTACAATGCGTGTACGCAGATTACGTGATGGCTATGTTCAAATTATAGGAAGCAAGGTTGTTTATTTTAGGAACTTTGGTGCGAAGAATGCTAATCCAGTAACTTCAGATCCAAGGCCTAATGAAATCATACACTTTAAACAGTACTCGCCTTTAAATACTTTTTATGGTGTACCAGATATAATGTCGGCAATAAACTCGCTCCATGGAGACCAGTTAGCGTCACAATATAACATCGACTACTTTAGCAATAAGGCTGTCCCTCGTTATGTTGTGACACTAAAGGGTGCTCGTCTTTCAGCAGATGCCGAAGATAAGATGTTTAGATTTTTACAGACAAGCCTTAAGGGTCAATCCCACAGAACTCTATACATTCCTCTTCCAGGAGATACAGACAGCAATAAAGTTGAATTTAAAATGGAGCCTATCGAAGACGGCGTTCAAGAAGGTTCATTTAAAGAATATAGAAAACAAAATCGTGATGATATTTTAATTGCACATCAGGTTCCTCTTTCAAAGTTAGGCGGAGGAGACTCTGGATCTATTGCTGCAGCACTTGCACAGGACCGTACATTTAAAGAGCAAGTTTCTCGCCCAGCACAAAGAGAACTTGAAAAAATAATCAATAAGATAGTTAAAGAAAAGACGGACGTACTAGTGCTTAAATTCAAGGAACTAACCTTGACTGATGAAATCGCACAATCTCAAATTCTGGAAAGATATGTCAAGACTCAGGTCATGCTTCCAAACGAAGCAAGATCAGTGCTTGGTCTTCCTCAACGGGAAGGAGGAGATGAGCCATTTAATCCTAAGCCTGAGCAAGCAGCAAATGATAATGCTGATAGGGCAAGGGATTCAGAGAGGGTAAATAATCAATCTGATGGGGCTGCCACAATTAGTGGTAGAAACCCAAAGGGTGAAGGTAGATCTTCTCAATAGTTTTCCACATAGTTATTCACAGTTTATTAACATTTGTGTAAAAAAGGCTCTATAATATATTCTAGTATGACTATATCTAAAGCCCATTGGGACACCACTGGCGACTCAGTAAGACTTTCCCTTCCATTTGCGAAGGTTGACAAGGAGAGACGTATTGTCTCTGGTTTTGCATCCCTTGATAACATTGATAAACAAGGCGATATAGTTACAGCCGAAGCATCAATGAAAGCATTTTCAAAGTTTCGTGGAAACATTCGTGAAATGCATCAGCCACTTGCTGTTGGCAAAATGGTAAACTTTAAAGAAGATAGATATTTTGATCCAGAATCTAAAAAGTTTTATTCTGGTGTTTTTGTGTCTGCATATGTTTCAAAAGGTGCACAAGATACATGGGAAAAAGTTTTGGACGGTACATTGACAGGGTTTTCAATTGGTGGCCGTATGAATAAGTGGGATGACGGTTATGATGAGAAGTCAGATTCCACAATTAGAATTATTAAAGATTATGACCTAGTAGAGTTATCTCTAGTAGACTCTCCAGCAAATCAATTTGCAAACATTATGCATGTTGAAAAAGTTGATGGTGTTGAAATTGTTAAGGGTCAAGATGTTACATTGGAAAATGTTTTTTATGATGAGGAATCTGGTTTAGTAATGATGTCAGATCAAGAATCAGTAACAAGTCCAGTTACAGGAAATGAAATGAAGAATATAGGTTTCGTTGAAAAAGAAGACAACGAAAAAATGGATATAGTCAAATTCTTAGTAGATAGTGCTAAAGGCATTGATGCTAAGATTACGAAGGAGGATAATCCTATGGCAAAGAAAACAAAGACTGAAGAAGTCGAAGTTACAAAGTCAGAAGAGATCGCTCCAGAGGCAGATGCAGTAGTTGAAACTCCTGTCGCAGAAGTTACTGAAAAGTCTGAAGAGACTGCAGTGGCTGAAGAAACTGTTGAGAAGTCTGAAGAGGCTCCAGCAGAAGAGGTCGCTAAGGCTGAGGAATCAGTTGAGGCACCAGCAGCAGAAGTTGCTACAGAGGTATCTAAATCAGATGAAGCAATTGTTGAAGCAGTTGCTGAAATCAAGAATACAATTACATCAGCCTTTAGCGATTTAGTTCAAACTGTAAAATCTTTGCAGGCAGAAGTAGAAATGCTTAAGTCTTCAAAAGTTGATACAGCAGCAGTAAAGAGTTCACTTGATGCAGTCGCCAAAGACATTGCTGCAACAGTTGAGCAAGTAGATAAGTTTGGAAAGAGAGTAGACGCAGTAGAAGCAGACACTGCTTTCCGAAAGTCTGGCGATCTAGGCGAGATCGTACAGGAACAACCAGAAATGGTTGAAAAATCCCTATGGGGCGGACGTTTCCTCAAAACAGCCGACTTATTTAATTAAGCAAAATCACTTAGGAGGTGACAATATGTCGGAAGAAATTAAGAAAAACCAGCCAGGAGAATCAGGCGAACTCGGTGGAACAACACCAGGTTTATATCAAGGACAGGGTGCATTCGCATCAGGTTCTGACGCAGGATCAAACATCCCTGGCAACTACACAGATGGTGGCGCACTAGGAAACATTCCTAACGCTAACCTTGGTGTTACTACTGGTCCTAATGCCGTAAACCCTTCGGGTGATGCTGCAAGCGGAATCCTACGCCCTGAACAAGCACGTCGTTTTATCGATTATGTTTGGGATGCTACAGTTCTCGCTCAAGATGGTCGTCGTGTGACGATGAGAGCAAACACCATGGAATTAGAGAAGATCAACGTCGGTGAGCGTGTAATTCGTGCTGCTGCACAAGCAGTTGGCGATTACAAGAACACTGGTGCTACATTCTCAAAGGTAGAACTTACAACCAAGAAGATTCGTCTTGATTGGGAAGTATCTGCTGAAGCACTAGAAGACAATGTCGAGGGTGGTGCATTAGAAGATCATCTCGTTCGCTTGATGACAAATGCATTTGCTAATGACATTGAAGATCTTGCAATCAACGGTGATGGTGCAACAGCACCATTCCTTTCCATTATGCCTGGCTTCATCAAGAAGCACAAGGATAATGGTGACTCGCATGAAGCAGCCGTAACAGTTGCTGACAATGCTTGGACACCTGCAGTAATGCAGGATATCATTCTCGCTATGCCACGCAAGTACCGTGCACTTAAGAACAATCTTAAGTTCTACGCAGGTACAGATGCATTCGCAGGTATCGTTAAGAACAACGGTACTCTTTCAGATGCAATTGCTGAAGCACTTGGTAAGAATGGTAATACGTATGCAAATACACAATCATACCTTGATGGTCAAGGCCAGACATTCGGTGGAGCACGTACAACTCGTGTCCTCGGAATTGATGTCCAAGAAGTTCCTTACTACCCAGACAATTATATTGATCTGACGTTCCCACAGAACCGTGTATGGGGCTTCCAGCGTGATATCGTCGTTAACCGTGAATATGTAGCGAAGAAGGATACAATTGAATATACTGTATTCGTTCGCTTCGGTATTCAATGGGAAGAAGAAGACGCTATTGCATGGGCAGATGCTGCTGCAGAGTAATCTGTAAACAGTAACCTTTGAGAGGGGGCAGGGGCTAGTTCTCCTCCCCCTCTTAACTTTTTATTATTCTGTTATAATAGTCACATAGGAGGTAAAATAATGGAAGAAAATAATCTTAACAACGAAAACAATGAGGCATCAGTAGAAAATATTGTTGCTGAACAGGCCCCTATTGAAGCACCAGTTGCTGAAGAACCAGTAGTTGAAACAAGAGTAGAAGAAGTTGCTGCTGAAAATAATATTGAAGCATCAGTTTCTGAAGTATCAGAATCTTCTGATGCTATCACTACAAATGATTTAAATAGATCTGCAAGTGATACAGTGCAGGCTGTAGGTTCTATTGTAAATGGTGTAATCGGAGTCGCAGAAACCCCACGTCCAACAAGAGGTGCAGCACCTGCTGCTCCAAAGAAGTCAAATAAGACTGTCGCTATTCATTCTACAAAGAATGTAAGTTGGAATGGAGTTGGCAAGGTTTATCGTGGATATAATATTGTTACGCCAGAACAATCAGAAAAATGGCTAACTCGTAATCACGTTAGACTTGCTACACCAGAAGAAGTAGCCAGGGAGTTTGGTCGCTAAATGGAAGTTCTGAGAGTACCGCCATATAATTTAAGTATTACGCTTGAGGTTGCTTCTGCAACCACAGAGTACGAGTATACTGTTGTAGATATGGCGGACTCATCAGAAACAACTGGAGAAGTAACTTCTGATTCATTAAAGCAAGTAGTAATACCATTATCTTCAAAATACGATACTCAGTATAAAGTCACGGTAGATGGAGAGGATACGTATGTAGATGTAGTACGTCCATATGTAGATCCAAACAAACATGGAACTACCGCTACAGAGATAGATGCATATAGAAAAAATGAAGAATTAGCAAGAGCAATAATTGATTCGGTTTGTGATGTAGAATTTTATTATAAAAAGAAAGTAATTGAAACAACAGGTTTGGGATTAGATTATATTCCTATCTGGACAGATGCAAAAAAGATTTTAAAAGTTTATGAAAATAATGTTTTGGTCTATGATGCAGATGATGAAGAAAACTCTACTTTTGTATTTGAGATAACTTCTGACGGGTCTGCTATTACTACAAAATACCCAGACTTAATTAATCGTAATGAGTCAAAGCCAATCTTTTACCCTGGGTCCCCTACAGACTATTTAGATTTTTTATTCTCAGATAGAGGTTTTCCAAAGGGATGGGATTATAAGATAGAGTTAGAATTTGGATATCATAAGGTTCCATCAGATATCGTTAGAGCAACAGAGTTACTGGTTCACGATATTGATTGTGGTAAATTAGATTATTATAAGAGATATATTGGTTCATATAATACTGATCAATTTAGAATTCAATTTGATAAGGCTGTGTTTGAAGGCACAGGTAATTTATTAGTAGATAAAATACTTGATAAGTATCGTAAGCCGATTGAGTTCGTCGGGGTTCTATAATGGTAATATGCGAAACTCCAGACTTCGCATTTCCAATGCAAGCAGATGTATATCATCCTATAGTTGAACAAGGTGTGTACGGAGAAGTTAAAAAGACTTGGATTTTAGATAGAACGATTGCATGTTCTTTTGCTCCAGCAGGAACTGCCTTTAAGGAAGAGGTTATTCCAAATATTAATATTACTCAAGATAAGATACTTCTTGGCCGTGCAAAAACTGATATTCGTATTTCTAGTTTAGAGGCTCGTAACTCAATTACAAATGTTATTATTACAAACATTCGTGATAAAAATTGTAATGAGATATACAAAGAAACATCTGGGCCTCGTGCAGGAAAGTCAACTATATTTGAAATAGCAACACAGGATCCATTTGCTGGTCCATTTGGAAATGTAGAATATTACAAATTAATTATTCGTAGATCTGAAAATCAGGCGGTAGACGTCTAATGTTAAAGTTAATTATAAATAGCAAACAATTCCAAAGAGAAATGAATAACATAGTTAATTACTCTACTGGATTTATTGAGGGTATTGGCAGAGGCAAGAAGGCTATGTATTCAGCACTAGGACCACAGATATCAGAACTAGCAGGACAGTTTGTAGATGCCAATGCAAGGGTTTCTCCAGAATTATTGCATCACGTATATGAATGGCATAGAACTGGAAGCCCAGAGGCAAGATTATTTGATATTGATTTTACAGTTAGCAATATTGGTTTAACATTTAAGTCATCACTAAAGCAGTCCACATCAATTAAGAATGGATCTAATGTGCCATTTTATAATAAAGCAGAAGTTATGGAAAGAGGTATTGGTGTAACAATTAAACCAAAAAAGGCACAGGCGTTAAGGTTTGAAATAGACGGACAAGAAATATTTACCTCAAGAGAAGTTAGAGTTGAAAATCCTGGAGGACAAACAGAAGGACAGTTTAAAAATGTTATTTCTAATTTCTTCGGATTATATTTTAGGCAATCATTTTTACAATCAAGTGGTCTTGCTCAATACTTTAAGTATCCAAAAGTTTATGCAAAAAATTTAAATGCAGGAAAGCGTGGGGGCAGATCTATCGGACTCAAGGCTGGATATCAATGGGTAGCAAATGCGGGGGCAGTTAGATGACAGAATCAACATCAGTATTAAATACACCAGTGCTATGGATTAATAAATATTTGCAAGAAAAACTTTCTATTTTAATATCAGAAGAAGTAAACAATAGAGGTTTATGGAGTATTAATATTAACTATAGTACAAATGATTTAGTGGGATTCTCAGGTATCTATTATGTTGCTAAAAGACCGTCACAAGGCAAAGCCCCTAATTCAAATCCAGACGATTGGCAAATTTTTGACATATCTCCAGACCTTGTTCCATTTTTCCCAACTGGCCCATCAACAATAGAAACGCTACAGACACAATTTCCAGAAAACGGTACAATGGCTGTATATGACAGAATGTTTCGTATGCGTCGTGGACCTTTCCCACATATTAAATGTGAGCAGATTTTGTATTATTTTTATGCTACAGGACTAAGTCCAAATATAAGAATGATTAAAATTCAAGAGGCTATAATGAGGCTTTTAGATCGAGGGGACGAAAGCGCTCAGGAATTAAATGCTTGGACTAAGGGCAAGACTTTTGACGGCATGGATTGCAAGTTCTACTTCCATAACTTCAAGATATACCAATTAGAAGAGGCACGGGATATAGTCGACTTCGGAACAGCCCGAACCTATGCGGGTAATAAGATAATTATCGACTACGACTACCATCAAATGCAAGACATAATCGACTCAGTAAACTAATAAAAAGGCTGTATAATTATCGATGAGGAAACACGCCTTTTAATTTCTAGAAAAATAAAGAGGTGAAATACATGGCATATACACGTGGTACTAGCAATAATATCATCGTTGGTGCAGCAGCACTCTTCACATATGAAGACGGTGTTCTACCAGAAGCAGGAGTCCTTCCAGGATATTCTGCAGGTGTCTCTTACAAGACAACTCTTTCCGATGAGGAAGGGTTCCGTAACGTAGGTTACACTATGAACGGTTTGGAACTACAGTTCCAACCAGATTTCGGTGAAGTTTCAGTAGACCAGGTTCTTGACGTTGCTAAGTTGTTCAAGCAAGGCATGCAGGTAAACCTAAATACTACATTCGCAGAATCAACATTAGAGAATCTTCTTTTTGCTCTCGCAAGCAAGGATGAGAATCTTACAACAGTATCTGGTAATCCAACATTAAATCTTTCCGCAGGCGACATCGGCGAATGCCCAGTCGAACGTGGTTTGGTTGCCGTTGGCCCAGGAACTGGTGACTGTGCAGCATCTGATCAAATCGAAAGAGTTTACGTTGCATATCGTGCACTCTCAATCGAGAGCGTAACGGTTGGTGCAAAGCGTGATGAGGCAACAATGTTCGAAGTCTCATTCCGTTTGCTTCCAAACGACAACGGTTCTTACGGTAAGATCGTAGATCGTACAATCCCAGCATAATACAACTTAATATAAGATTAGCCCAGCCCAAAAGGTTGGGCTTTTCTGTTTGATATAATAGTTTAATGCCTACAGAAATATATAAAAGTGCTGTTGTTGAATTAATAGACGGAACAGAAATATACATAACACCATTAAAAATAAAGTTCTTAAAACTATTTTTAGATGAGTTTGAAAATGTTAAGTCTGCTAAAAATGATGACGAGGCCATAGATGCATTGGCAAAATGTACAGTAATAGCCATGAGACAGTATTATCCTCAAATAAAAACACAACAAGAACTAGAAGATAATATTGATATGCCAACTATATATAGAATATTAGATTTTGCTGCTGGTATTAAGATTAATGAAAAGTCAGAAGAAACAGTTAAGCAGCAGGCAACTGACAGTGGATCTACCTGGGATGAGTTAGATCTTGCTGAATTAGAATCAGAAGTTTTTTTGCTGGGTATTTGGAAAGACTATGAAGAATTAGAATCTTCAATGTCAATGCCTGAAATAATAGCAACATTAAAAATAAAAAGAGATCTAGACTATTCTCAGAAAAAGTTTTTGGCTGCAATGCAGGGAGTAGATTTAGATAAGGCAAGCAATAAGAATAATGCCTGGGAAGAGATGAAGGCCAGGGTATTCAGTAAAGGAAAGGCATCAGACTCAAAAGACATACTATCACTACAAGGAGTGAATGCACAAAAAGCAGGGTTTGGCATTGGTATGGGTCTTGAGTACGAAAATCTTACCTAAAAATAAAGTCTTCTTGTGGTATAATTTATTCAATACCTTAAGGAGGAACAATGGCCGAAAAGCCTAAAGATAATACAAAAACAGTTACATTAGTTGATAATACAGAGATTCCAGTTAGAGCCTTAAAGTTATCTCTTCTAAGACCATTCATGCTAAAATTTGCTGAACTGGCTGCAGTTGCTGAAGATAACGATAAGTCTATGGATATTCTTATGGACTGTGTTCAAATTGCAATGAAACAATACAAGCCAGAATTGGCAGACGATAGAGAACAACTAGAGGAGTTGCTAGATCTTCCTACAGTTTATCAGATAATTGATGCAGCATCTGGATTCCAAAATGCTGATGCATCAGTTGTTGCTGGTCTAGTAAAATAAATAAATAAAGAGGTGCGAAGGAATTGGCAGATGTAAACTCTAATATTAATATTAATTTTAATACTGCCGACGCTTTAGCACAATTACGCAGACTACAGGCAGGCCTCAGCAAGTTTCATCAATCACTTGCTGAAGGCAACCTGGCTGCTGCAAATGCACAAAAAGGTTTAAACGCTCAATTAGCACAAGCCGTAGGGGCAACAGGAAAGTTTGCTGTCAGTCAAGCAAAAGTTGCGTCCAGCACTATGGCATTTACAACTGCCTTAGAAAAAAACAAACTATCCCTTAAAGAATATTATCGATATAGCATGGCTGCTGCAACAGCCAATACAAAAACATTAGGCAAGGCTTTTGCACAAGAACGTGAAATTATTAACCGTGCTCGTAGAGATAGAGTAAAAGCACTACAAGCACAGTATATCCAGATGGCTAAAGCGCAGGGTGGCTTTATTGATGCTATGCGTATTATGCCACGTACATTGATGATGACAAATGGACAATTTACAGAACTTGGTACACGTATCCAATATGCAGCACAAAGACAACAGTTCCTAAATCAATTGTTAAAGCAGGGATCTACACAACTTCTAAACTTTGGTAAGAATACTCAATGGGCTGGACGCCAGTTGATGGTTGGTTTAACAATACCACTAGGCATGCTTGGCGGGTATGCATCAAAGGCATTTAGAGAATTAGAACAGGCTACATTAAAGTTTAGACGTGTATATGGAGATGCCTTTACTAATGATGCTGAAGTAGAAAGCGCAATAGCCAATATAAGAAAACTTGCAGAAGAATTTACTAAATATGGAGTTGCAGTAAAAGATACAGTAGAAATGGCTGCAACGGCTGCAGCAGCAGGTTTTCAGGGTGAAGATTTAACTAGACAAGTTGAAACTGCAACAAAGTTAGCAGTGCTAGGACAAGTAGAGCAACAGCAGGCACTTGAAACAACCATATCATTACAGAACGCATTTGGATTATCTAGTGAGCAGTTAGCAGAAAAAATTAACTTTCTAAACGCAGTTGAAAACCAAACTGTTTTATCTATTGAAGATTTAACTATTGCAATTCCAAAAGCAGCACCAGTTGTTAAGCAACTAGGCGGTAACGTAGAAGATCTTGCATTCTTCTTGACTGCCATGAAGGAAGGCGGTATTAATGCATCAGAAGGTGCTAACGCACTTAAGTCTGGTCTTGCTTCATTAATTAACCCAACAGAAAAAGCAAGCAAGATGCTTGGCGAAATGGGAATTAATATTAAGGGAATTGTTGAAGCAAATAAAGGTGATGTTAAGGCTACAGTAGTTGGTTTTGCAAAAGCACTTGATACCTTAGATCCACTTAACCGTGCACGTGCCATCGAACAATTATTTGGAAAATTCCAGTTTGCTCGTTTGTCTACTTTATTCCAAAATGTATCCAAGGATGGAACTCAGGCAGCAAGAGCATTTGATTTAGCAGGGGCATCAGTTGAAGAGTTAGCAGTTCTATCAGAACGAGAAATGAAGAAAGTAGAAGATGCTGTAGGTGTAAAGTTTCAGGCTGCAGTAGAACAATTTAAGCAAGACATCATGCCATTAGGAAAGGCATTTCTTGAAGCAGTCACACCAATAGTACAATTTTTTGGTAAGTTATTTGAAAAATTTAATGGTTTGGGAGATCAAACAAAAAAGGTAATAGCAATAATTGTTGGAGTAGTTGCTGGTCTTGGTCCAATTCTTTTGATGACATTTGGTTTGTTGGCAAATGGTTTAGCAAATCTTATTAAACTTTTTGCAACAATAAGAGGTGGGGTTGCTAAGTTAAATGGACAAACAAATGTTTTAGGTGCTGGCTTTAACTATGTAACACAAGAGCAGTTAGAGCAACAAGCAGCAAGTCAGGCACTTCACAATACTCACACTAGGCTAACAGAAGTATTTAATATTGAACGTACTGCAGCAATGCAATTAGCAGCAGCGTATGGACAAATAACAACACAAATGCGAAATATGGCTGCACAAAATCCTGCGTTATTTGCAGGAGGAGTTCGTGGTGCAGCAGGTGCAGTATCTAAACTTCCAAAGGGTAGAGTAGGATTTGAAGATGGTATTATAAGTGTTCCTGGACCAAAGGGTGCTGGAGATATAATTCCAGCATTTGTTTCTCCAGGAGAAGCGATTATTCCTGCAGATAAATCAGAGAAGTATCGTGGCCTTATTACTGCAATGTTCCAAGACAAGGTCCCAGGTTTTGAAGAAGGAAATGATCCACAAAAGGGAAGAGCAAAACTATCTAGTTATGAAAAATTTGCTTTAGGAACTTTTGATGAATTAAAAAATGATCCTAAGTCAAGAAGTCAAATAGATACAATTGTTAAAAGATTAGGAAAAGATGCTTTAGAAGAAATTGAAAAATTAAAAACATCTAATCCAAAGCAATATGAGTTGGTTAGTAAACTATTAAATAAAAAAGGTATTACGCCATCTAATATAACACAGCATGAAATGTTAAAGTATATTGATAATGAATTAGTATACAAAGATGGACTTTATTATGATAAGAAATCTATAGACTCTGGCGCTAATGCTTTAACTGCTGGAAAGACATATGATGAGGTTAAGAAGAGAGTTCTTTATAGATTAGGTGCAATTGAAAAGGGTGGAGCGTTTTCTAATCCTAAAAAGATGAATCTTTCTAAGTTAAGATTCGACATGAGTCCAACAGGAAAGCAAAGTGGTGGATGGAGACAGGCTATTCCGACAAACTCATTACTGTATAAAACATTAGACGAACAAGAAAAACAGTTTAAAGCAGCAAATGCTGTACAGGGTAAAGTAGATCCATTAAAATCAGTAAAAGAATCTATGAGATCTTTAGGATATACAGAAAAACAAATTGCTCAAGCATTAAGACCAGAACTATCCCACATAGCAAAAACAGGAGAGTCAGGAAGAGGTGCTGCAAAATGGCTTAAAGGAACTGCATTATTTGACGTAAGATTATTAAATAATTATATGAATGCTGGTAAAAGAGCAACCAACATATTAGATTGGAATGATAAAAACAATAATGCTTTAAGATTAACTCCAGATCAAATTAAAGAATTTAGAAACTCAGCAACCTATATGTCTGGTCAAAATCATCCGACCAACACATCTGAAGTTAAGTTAGTTAGAGCAGCAGCACAACTTGATATTATTTCTGAAGATTTTCTAAAGAGCCAAACAACTAAGCCAAAGGCATTTCCTAAACTAGGAGAAGTAAGACAGTCTAGAGCAGTAGCAGAATTAATTGATGGAAGACTTGGTACAGGATACTACAATCAATGGAGACCACAATTTAATTTGGCAAGCGGGGCTACAAAAGGAACAAATGTTTTAGTAAATCCTAATAAAGAATACATGGTTGATACTAAAACAGGAGCAATAACAAAACTTACCACTGCTAATACTAGTCCAAAGCCAGCAGGAGCAGTTGCAGATACTGGAAAATCAACTGATAGAAGAGTTGCAACAGAAACATCAACAAATAGAGTAGCGACAGGAACTCAAGTAAGACGTCTTGGACGTGGCTTTGTTATGACAGGAAGGGATGCTGGAGATCCAACATTAAGTAAGGCTGCAAGAGGTCGTATTACAAAGGCGATGCAAGATCAGCAAAGATTGCTACAGCAACAAAATAGATATACTAAGCAACAAATTGACGATGCTTTAAGAAGATATAGAAAAATAAAGGTACAAGAAGAAGTCAATAATGCTAATGCTAGAAGAAAAAGTCAAATAGAGCGAGAAGAATTAAAGAACAGACAGACAAGACAATTAAGCGCAAAAGAACTTGCTAAACAAGAAAAGAATAATGCTAAAGCAATGCGTCAAGAGAAGGTAGGAAGATTCTCTGGTGGTGCCTCAATGGCCCTAGGAACGGCTGGTATGGCTGCTATGATGTCTGGAAATACTGGAATGGGCATGGGGCTTATGGGTGCTTCTGCGGTTGCTGGTATGGCTCCTATGTTTGCTGGCATGGGTCCTATTGGTTTGGTAACTACAGCAGCAATAGCAGTCGGAACTGGTTTGTTTGCATTGAACAAACATCTTGAAAATGCAGCAAAAAAGCAGGCGCAATATGTAAATTCAGTTTCTGCCACTACAACAAAGATGGAAGAAATTGGCGCTATAACAAACAAGGTTGGCGCATCACGTGCAATGCAGGAAGTAAGATCTAAAGGTTCATTCAATGATTATAATGATGTAAGACGTGCTGGATCAAGGTTTGGAGATACATTTTTACAGTCAGATGTTGGTAAAAAGATGGCTGAAGGCTTTGTTAAAAATATGGAAGACTTTGGCTCTAGGGATGCTGCTAAAAGTTTTGGTTTGCAGTTAGCCTCATATGTTTCAGATGGAGTGTTGACTCCAGAGCAAGCAGCAAGCATTGCAGAACAAATCGGAGTTAAGTTAGGAAGCAGAAAATATACAGTAAATATTTTAGGCAATCTTGATAGCATTATAGGCGCCAACGGGGAAGATTTAACAAAAGATCCTCTTGCAGTTAGAATGAAAATAATTCAACAAGCAGGAGAAAGAACAAAGTCAGAACTACAAGCACTAAGTGCTGGTGGCGGAAGAGATTCTGCAGCAAGACTTGCAGCATTAAGTGTTAATAATGTACAGTTAGCACAGGCACAGGCAGATGCTACAGAGTGGCAATACAAAAAGCAAATACAGTTATTAGAAAAACAATTAGCACAAACAACTAATCTTGAAAAACAATTAGAATTAAAGTCCAAGATTGCAGAATTAGATTCTCAAATGATAACAGATGTTTCTCAAATGAATAAAAAGGTTAATGATCAAATTCAATCAGAGATTAAAACATTTAGAGAAAATATTCAAAATACACGTGCTGCAATTTTTGGTGGAGATGCTGAAGAGGATGCATACTTTGATGCACTAAAATCATCTGTACAAGAAATATACAAAACTGATTTTCCAGGAATGACAAAGGTTGTACAACAAAAACTTGCAGGTATAAGTGGTAGTACTAATTTTGCTAGTAGAGGATTCAAGAGCATGGGACAGGCTCAAGAACTCGAAGTTGTTGCAAACGTATTAATGGGACAAGGATTTGCTAACCCAGATCAATTTAATTCATTCTTGAAAATGTTTGAGGGCAAAGAAGGAGATCTTTACAACACACTAAATATGGGCATGGAAGTTCATGGTCCACAAAAAACTGTAGAGATGATGGAATTCTTTACTGACTTTGATAATAAAGAACTTGCTATGCAAATGTCTGCAGATGTTATAAGTAAAGATCCAGCACAATTTGATAAGATAGGCAAAGCACTTGCACAACTTTCAGTTATGGATGGTAAAGAAATTAATATGGAGGCCTTTATAAAGGCTCAAGGTATGGAAGGATTAGAGAAACTTGCAAATGATTTAGATAAGATAGAGCAAGTACAAACTCCAATAACTAAAGAGGCAATTGCCAAAATAACAGAAATGGGTATTGCTGGAATTAATAAGAGCAGCATGCAAACATTAATGTCTCAATGGAAAGATTGGGATGCTTTACCAGACATAGCAAAGAAGGAAGCAATATCAAAATATAAAACAATTTACGATCTTGTATTTGCAAGTCCTGAAGCAAAACTAGAATGGGCACGAAAGATAGGTGCAGAAAAAGCAAAAGGAATAAAAGATACAACTGCACGAGGTCACGTTGCTGAAATGGAAGCAAATAGTCTTGCAGCAGGTCCAAATGCTGCAGAAAAAATTGCTTCAGAGGGTGCAAAAACTTATGTTGGCGAAAAAGGAACAATCTCTACTAAAGATGGCGGAAAGTATAAAGGTCCTAGCGATGGTGGCGGTAAGAAAGAAGATCCATATGCATTTATTCTTGCAAGATTAAAAAATGTTCGTAACGCTGCAATCGACGCTTCTGGCGGTATAAAAGAATTAAACAAAGCCTTAGCATCAGGCAATCTTCAATCAATAGCAAATAAGTATCAAGGCATTCAACAACAACTAGAAAAGATTGGCGCAAGTAGACAGTTTGCTGATTGGTTAATGAATTTAGATCCAAAAGAACAAGCCAAGTTTATGAAGACTGCGACTACCAAAGTAACAAGGGGCAAAAATAAAGGAAGAGTCGTAAATCCATTTGATCCAAAGGGTAAAAAACTATTACCAAAGGGTGCAAAGGTTGGAGATGTTGTTCTTGCTGATGATGCAAAAACAATGTCAAAGGCTTTTGATGCTGCTATTATTGGAGAGTTTAATACTGCTGCTGGTAAGTCTTTGTCAATTCTTAATGAGCAAGAAGTAACAAGAAGAAAGTTAGTTGCCCTTGGATATAGTGCTACTGCTATTGAAAGAATTTTACAAGATGAATATACTACTTCTGCAATTGCAAATGGAAAAATTACAGAGCAAGATTTAAAAACAAACGCTGCACTTAACAATCAGGTAGTTATAAGAGAGAGAATTAATGGGCTTATTTCAAAAGGCTCTCAGGCGCTAGAGCAGGCTGCAAACATTAAACAGATTCCAAAGGTTTTAGAATTCTTCCAAAAAATGTCAAAGGAAGGAATAACATTGTCAAAGGGTGCAATGTTAGATATTATAAAAGATCCAGAACAACTTTCAGCAGCAATTGCTGCAATGCAAGATTATGAGTCTGGCGCTGCAGATGCTAGGGATAGATTAAAAGAAATAGTAGATGGACTTAATGCAATAAAGGCAAATGCAAAACTACAAGTTGCAATAGATTTTGCTACATCAAGTCCTGCAGAACAAGCAAGAACAGGTTTTGAAGCAGCACAAAAGGTTATGAAGGCTAGAAAACTTGCATACTCTAATATGACTCTTTCAGAATTACCAGGAATTACAACAGCAATAAGAACAGATAAAAAAACTGGAAAACAGGTTGGTGGACAAAATATTGGGCAGAAAGCAATGGCTACTGTGGCAGAAAGATATAAGGCTGCTGGCCTTGCAATTCCTGAAATTGGAGCAGGACAAACACTTAAATCAATTCAAAAACAAAGAGCAGCCAATGCTCAAACATTAGGGTTAGCGCAACAAAGAGCAAGTCAATTACAAGGTGATGTAAATGTTGCTCAAGATGGTTTATCTGCTGCTGAAGATGCTTTATCTGCTGCCCAAGATCGCTTAGATGCCGCTCAAGACAATTTAGAAAAGGCAATTGATAATGAAAATAAGAGAATTGATAATTTAATAAAAGCAGAAGAAGATAAGATAGATTCAATTGAAAAACAAATTAAGATTAAATATCAAGATGAAATTGATAAATTAAATAAGGAATCTGACAAATTAAATAATGATCTTGCAATAATGGATTATCAGGCTGAATCAATTAATGAAAAATATGATAAACAATTAGAGGCATTGCAAAAAGTAAACGAAATTAATCAAGATATTGCTGCCTCACAACAGCAGCAATTAGGTTTAGCAGATGCATTGTCTCAAGGTGATATAGCAGCAGCAGCAAGAGCAGCACAAGAAATGAGGGCATCAGAACAAGAAAGAATGGCAAATGCTCAGATGTCATCTCTTGAACAAGCCAGAAAGAATGAACTTAATTCCTTGCGTGGCGCAGAAACTGGAATGACCAGAGAGCAAATTTCTGAAAGACAATTCCAGATTAGTCAGGCAATTTATAAGATAGAAAATGATCCTGCAAGACTAGAATTAGAAAAACAAATCGAAACTATTAAAGCAAATATTGCTAAGATTGAAGAAGGCCGTGCTGCAGCGATTGAAAAAATAAAGATAGCAGCACAGGCTGAACTTGATGCTGCAAAGGCTGCTGTAGTTGAGGCTGAAAAAGGAGTTACTGCTGCTCAAGCAAAAGTTACTGCAGCAAAAGCAAATCTTGCAGAACAAGAAAAAATAGTAAAGAAATATCAAGATCAAGAAGATAAGTTATTCCAGCAGGAACAATATCTACAAAGCATAGTTGATGCAGCAGAAGACATCGATGACAGTGCTGGCATGACTTTAGAAGATTATGAAAATATGGTTATAGTGTTAGAGGCAATAGAAGGTTTGGCAGAAGCCTATGCTTTAGCAATGGAAGGGGCTGCAGCAGCAGCAGCAGCATCAGATACTTCATGGGCATCAGTTTTAGAAACAATAAATGCAATTCCAGATAGTGTAGAAACAGAAACCATAATTAATCAAATAAGAAATATTACAGAAAACATTACAAGATATATAACAACTATAGATCTTAATTCTGGCAGTTCAAGTAGTTCTAGTAGTTCAAGTACTTCTAGTAGTTCAAGTACTTCTAGTACAAACACTGGTAATACTAATACCAACACTGGTAATACTAATACTAATACCAATAACCAAAAACAACCTGGCGCTGCCTGGATCTCAGACGGTAAAGGCGGATGGACAAAACCACCTAAACCAGTTGGAGATTATGAATGGGACGACAATAGAGGATGGGTTAAAGGTGGTACTGTAAATACAGGAAATACAGGATCTACTACTGATTCTGCAGCAGAAGCAAGATTAAGAGAAGAAGCAAGATTAAAGGCTGAAGCAGAGGCAGCAGCCGCAAAAGCAGCAGCAGAAGCAAAAGCAGCAGCAGAAAAAGCAGCAGCAGAAAGAGAAGCGGAAGAAAGAGCAGCAAGAGCAGGGGCCTGGATTAATCCTTATGGCGGAATGGCATTTAGAAGTTCTGGAGGATTAATTCCAACTAAATATTTTGCAAAGGGCGGATTATCACTTGGAACAGACATAGTTCCAGCAATGCTAACTCCAGGTGAGTTTGTGATGAGTCGTTACGCAGTTGAAAATTATGGTGTAGATAAGATGAAGGCAATAAACAATGGAGACTCAGTTGGAGACTCAGTGTATAATTATAGTATTAGTGTAAATGTTAAGTCTGATGCAAACCCTGACGAAATTGCACGGGCAGTAATGAGTCACATTAAGCAGGTAGATTCAAAGAGACTTAGAGGAGCCAGAATATAATGTCAACATCAGCATACATGACAGGTAGAAAAAAATATGGTAGACCACAGGCAATGCTATGGTCTGAGAACTCTGGCACATTAATTTCTGGTTTGTATATTCCAAATGGATTAGAGGTAGGCCAAGACCCAGGTTCAGAAACAGACGAATCTGTTTATAATCAATTTTTAATATTGTCTGATGATAATAGAAGCCCGTTGGATTTTAACATTAAAAGAATTGAAACAAGAGAAAGAATGATTAACGGAAGAATGAGATCCTATCACATTGCCGATAAATTAACTCTATCAACTTCATGGGATATGCTTCCCTCAAGATCATACTTTACAGTTCCAGAGTTTAATCCTACAACTGGTAAGTCCCCGCATGGCGGACAAAATAATTTAGAGTACACAAGCGATGGTGGCGCAGGTGGTGTAGAAATTTTAGATTGGTATGAAAATCACCAAGGTCCATTTTGGGTCTATCTTGCTTATGATAAGTATTCTAATTTTGGAAAAGATAATGATGCTTATGCACACCTTCCGCAATATAATCAATTAGTACAAATGTATTTTGCTGATTTTAGTTATAACGTTGTAAAACGTGGAAATAGTAATTTTGACTTTTGGAATATTTCGGTTACTTTGGAAGAGGTATAATGTTTCAGAATCAAGATCTAAAATTATTTTTAGAAACATCTCCAACTGTTAGAACACAGTCTGCAGTAATAGCAGAGTGGAATATGAATATTGCTAATAATATTTTTAGAATTGGAAATTATAGATATAGACCAATTGCAGAAAATTCAGAAAAATACAAACTATTGCCAAATACTTTTGACGTTAATGATATTGGAAACTTTTATACTGGAGCAACAAATTCAGATATAGTTGTTGACGGTGGAATTAGTCCTGAAGACAACGAAGAGCCATGGTTCCTATTAGCAGAAAATAAAAAGTCATCAATGCTATATTCTCTTGAGGATTGTTTTAAAAAGTTTAGACCAAGATCAGGAATTAATAAAGCAGTATATTTTCCAGGAAGAAAAATACATCACTCAAATATTAACATGGCAAATAGACCAAGGTACTATATGGCTGATAAGAATGATAACTTTAAATACTGGACATCGTTTAGATCAGATCAAGGAACACTTCGTGGTATTGCTAATAATTTTGTTAATGGTCAACATTTTATAGATGATACTGCTCCATTTGTTGTTTATGATAATCCAGTTCCTGCAAATAGAATAGTTATCAAAATGCAAACAAATGTAGGCTCCGTAGACTTGGGTCCGTTCTCAAACTCCTCTGGTTCTTTTTCAGATCCTTTGTACGGAGATGCTAATAAAACTACTCCAGTAAAATGGAAGATTCAGTCTTTGCAAGGAAATAATTGGGTAGATATAATTAATTTTAACTCAGGAACAACAAGAAGAAGTGGCTTCCCAATAATTAATAGTGATGGATATGTTGAACTATCTTACGGATTAAAGGTTCCTGATAAATATCGTGATGTATTTGTTAGGGCTGAAGAGTACTCAGATGTTTCTTTTAAACCAGAAAAATCTGTTAATGGATATGCATATTTAATTAAATCAAATCCTCAAGATTTAGGCGAGTACCATATTTGGTTTAACAATCAATGGGAAATTTTTATACCAGAGTACGGTTGGTCTTTAGAAGAAGAAACTGTAGATAGACTTACAAACTTTGTAACTGATTTTGTTAGCCCAGTTAAGTTTACTTCAACCTCTGACGGTAGAGATATCTATAGAGAGTTTGAGTTTATAAAGGGACTAAGAATAGTAATTGATACAATGAACAAAGTAAATTCTACTTTTGACTTAATTGAACTATCACCAAGACTTAGTGCAGACATTACCGATAAGGTTGTGGCCTTCAATGTGTCTAAAACAGCGTCAGACTTAGGAACAAGCGGACTGCCAGTTGGTCAACTACTGGCCTCTAATGGTACATTAAATATTTTTGATTACGATAATTCATTTAACGAAAACAATACAGAAAGCATTATAAGAAATTATATATCAAACAATATACAGATAAAGTTTTATGATATTACTGTTAATGTAAATGGCTATGATTATTTTGTTCCTATTAAAACTATGTACTCAGAAGGGTTCCCAGCAATTTCACATTCTGATAAAAAAGTTGACATTAATCTTAGAGATTTATATTTTTATTTTGAATCAATTAAAGCACCAGAAATGTTAGTAACAAATGTTTCTCTTAGTTATGCTATATCATTACTATTGGATTCAGTTGGGTTTTCTAATTATGTATTTAAAAGAATAGAAAATGAAAAAGAATTAATGATTCCATTTTTCTTTATTCCACCAGATAAAACTGTAGCAGAAATATTAAATGATTTAGCAATATCTACTCAAACCGCAATGTTTTTTGATGAGTACAATAATTTTGTAATGATGAGTAAAAACTACATGCTACCTTCAAATGATGAAAGACAGGTTGATATTACTTTATACGGATCAAATGATTTAGTTAAGGTTGGCCCAAAAGAAAATGTAAATACTCAAGAAAAAATATCAAACATTATAGATATTTCATCAGAAGAAAGAAACATTTATAATGATGGAGTTATTAACTATAACACAAGATACATACAAAGATCTTATGGAAGTATAAAGCAAGCATCTATGATTGATAATGAAGTTGCTGCAAAAAATTGGATATATAAGCCAGCCCTGCTATGGGAAATAACTGGAGATCAAAATGTCAGATCTATAAATAACGAGGTATCTAATCAATCTGCGTATAACTTATCTGCAATACCACTTAACTCTAATTTGTCAAATCAACCACCATCTGTGGTTGGGAATAGATTAACAAACAATGTAATTGATTTAGGAGAGGCTGTTTATTGGTTGGGAAGATATAATGGATATTTTTATGCCAACGGAGAAATAATTAAGTTTGATGCAGTTCAATATAGCATTCCAGGTGCACAAAAAAATATTTTAAGAGAAGAATCAGATGGCAAGTTTTCATATACTACAGAAACTGTCGGGGCAATAGGAAATGTATGGATTAGCAGTAATCAAGAATATCAAGATTACATGTCTAAACTTACCTTTAATGGAAAGATATATCCAACTGGTCTTGTAAGAATTTATGCTGAACCAAAGTACGAGGTTATTAATGGTATAACGGTTATGAAAAATGGAGACGTTGCAAGACATGGTCGTGGTCAGTTTGGTACTAACATTGTCTCCCATGATGCTGGTTTAAATACATATTGGAAAAATGATACCTATGTTCGTGGATTTAATATGCTTAGTTATAAGTTATTTGGTTTGCGCCCTGGAGATGTTTACACACAGCAAGAAATATTAGAGGAAGATTTGTCTGTAACAATACCTGGTTCTCCAGATCCAGCAAAAGCAAAACTAAATACAAGAACTGGAGTAATTAAAAACTTTTTATCTTATTCATATTTAAATGAATCTGAAAACAATACAAATAGATCAACACAGGCAGGATCAGTTCAGTCGTCAGCACTGGTTATGACTGGGCCATCTTTCAGCCAAACAGAACCAGCGTTAGACTTTGTTTCGTATCAATACAAGTCTTTGGATAATAAATACAAGCATTTTGGTACAAGAATGCGTATTATCGGAAAGGTAGAAATAGGAGACACAAAGGAACAAACACCAGTTAACGCAGTTTCATATTATGTATTATCTGGAACACAACCAAACCAGCAATTAAATATTTCTGGAGGGTCTGGAGGAATAGCGGTTATGCTAAATCCAGATACAAATGTAGGATATTATTTTGAAATTGTTGCACTAACAGAAAAAAATGTAAGCGAATATTCTTCTGATGTAGACAATATACATAACGTAATTTTTTATAAAGTTAAAACTGATTCAAATGGAAAAGCAGTTCCAATAAAGTTATGGGGTGGACTAAGCAACATTATCATTGATGATGGTAAGTTTACTGGACAGGCAAGAATGATGGGAGAGCAAAATCCAACTGTGTATGATCTTGCTGTAGAGTATCAGGACATTGGCTCCGTAAGAAGATTTTATTTATACATTAATAATAACCTAGTTAAGGTTGTAGATGATCCAAGACCATTGCCAGTATATAATAACATTGCATTATTTGTGCGTGGTGGCTCAAAGTGTATGTTTGAAAATGTATATGCACTTGCTAATAACTATAGCCAAAATACATCTTTTTCTTTAGAGACTCCAGTCGCATCAGCATTTGGCGATGAGCATATTGATGCAAACGAATCATTTAGAAAATATGCTATGTCTGGAATGGTGCAGTCAACATATCTATCAGGAATAAATACTGGTCAACCACCATCATTTAATATTTATTTTGATGAGTTCGGAACTATTATGAGAGAGGCAGCATATCTAAAAGTTAAATATGATAAGGCCTACCCAGCAATATATGCACAACTATCTCCTACCTTTAATAGAATAAAAGGTTACACAGTATCTGGTTTTAAAGCAGGATCTTACGGGGCAGAATTTTTAATATTTAATGCAACAGATACCTCAATCAATCTTGACGAAACAAGCGGTAACTATCTTAGAATACAAGGCATAGCCTTTACTCAAGAATCTAACAATCAACTTACCGTTGATTCTTATTTTGCTAAAAATGCTAATTTTTCAGATCCAGTTATTGGAAAAGATGGAACAATAGTTTCTCCTTTAAAGGCTGCAATAGACTATGATAAAATAAAAACTAGTAGGCTCACCTACGGCAAAAAAGAATTTTCACTAGACCCAGTCTATGTTCAATCTAACGATGATGCAAACGAATTAATGAGTTGGGTTATTAATAAAATTTTAAGACCAAGAAAAAATGTCGGGGTAAAAATATTTGCTAATGCAACTATTCAATTAGGAGACTTAGTAAACATATCATATAAAGATAATAGTGGAACTGATATAATAGCATCTGAGGATACTAAGTTTGTTGTATATCACATAGAGTACAATAAAAACTATGATGGCCCAGAGATGACTGTTTATATGAGTGAGGTTTAATATGACTACTAGTAGCACACCCAATCTTCCTTCATCCAGCCCAACCCCAAAACCAAAAACTTCAGATGTCAAAAGTGCTACACCAGATATTATTCTATTTGACGATGAGTCAACGCCAATAGAAATAATGACAGACCTAATATTTGAAAACATAGGTGGACAAGAATTAATAAATATATTAAGATCCGACATTATTAATGGTCAGAATGTGACTTATCAACCTATTAAAAATTTAACTAACTTATACTTTCAGTATAACCCACAAAATATTTTAGCACTACAAGATACAGATTTTAACTATTTTAAAAAATTCCCAATTAACTTTTCGAGCAAAGTTCCTATATGTGGTACTGGACCAGACTGCTCAATAGTATATATAGAGGCAGAAACTGGCAATCTGGTTATTAATGTCGTAAATATGGCTAGGGATGAGCAGGTTGAAGTTTCTATAATTTCTGACGGGGTTGTATTAGATGATACAATATATGAGGTGTAATTATGATTACTAACATAGGAAAAGGCATATTAGCCAAGTATTTGATAGGCCAGGCTCCCGCCTATGCCTCATATATAGCAATTGGTTGTGGATCAAAGCCACTGGCAAGCAATCAGCCTTTTGGAGATTATTCCTCAAAAAAATCTTTAGACTTTGAAATGTTTAGAGTACCAATTACTTCAAGAGGATATGTTAATGAAGGCGGAGTAAATAAGATTGTTTTAACAGCAGAACTTCCTACAGACGAAAGATATGAAATTTCAGAAGTAGGAATATATTCTGCAGGCGCCAATCCATCGGCTGGAGCATACGACAGCAGATCCCTTTTTGCTTTTACTGTAAACGAAAACTGGGAATATCATAATCAAACATCTGCAACAGAATTGCCAGTAGTTTACGAACCACTGGACGGCATTAATCAAGATAACGTTATTAATCAAACCTATGAAGCATTTCAGACTAACTCTGACAATAGATTATTTACTAATACAGACAGAATTTCAAGATATGAAAGAGCAAGGTTTTATAATAATATAGTTATGCTTAGAGGAGATATTTCAGACTTAGAATTATCTGGAGAACATCTATCTATTAATGCTGGATCAAATCACATACACTTACTAGGAACAGCATTAGATTTTAATCAAAATGCTCCTACCGATGAAATTAAACTAGCATTTAGTATTATTAATAAAGATCCAGATCCATCTATTGTCCCAGATGAGGTAAGAATATTATTAGAGTTTGGAGAAAGCGATACTGCTGGTGTTGGAGAATGGGCTAGATTTGAAATTGTAATGTCTGATGATGATTATGATTTTGCAAATCAAAGATATTATGTAATTACAAAACAATTACAAGAATTATATAAGAGCACTGGTTTCACATGGAACAATGTAAGTATTATTAAAATATATTCTTCCGTAATAAAAAATGGATCGCCTTCTGAAGATTTTTATGTAGGCTTAGACGCAGTAAGATTTGAAAATGTATCAACCACTAATCCAATATATGGACTTACTGGCTATACTGTATTAAAAAATACAAATGCAGAAACTATTGTTAAGGCAGCAAATACAAGTAACTATATTGAATTTAGGTTTGCCATGGACGTGCAATAATGAGTACGCCAGATCAAGGTATAAAAAAGATTATAATTCCAAAGTCTGAACTTCCAGGATTTTTAGGCAAAAAAATTATAGACCAAAATGATAATTTATTAGAGATAAATAAATATATACTAAGATATAGATTTATATCAGAGGATAAAAATAGAACATCACATTGGTCTCCAGCATACAAGATTAACGCTCAAGATACAGCACAAGAAATTTTAAACAGCATGATAGTAAACACAAATGATAAAATTATAAACCTAGTTTGGCAACCACAAAACAATGTTTCAGAATACCATATCTATGTTTGGTGGAATAATGATTTAGACGAAAACGGCGATCCAGATTGGCAGTATTATGCTGCAACAACAAGCACTAATTATTCTATCGTGTATCCTACATCAAAAACATACGTTAAGGTTGCGGTTCAGGTCAAGACTATACCACTACAAAGATTTGTGTCTGCAACATTATTTGAAAACGAGGGTAGTCTGATATAATTAGACAGGAGGAATAATGGCAAAAATACCATCACCAGAACCAGGGCAACCAATAGATGTATCTTATATAGATCAAATAGTTCGTGCTATCAATGATTTATCTGTTCAAGTTTCACCTGCTATATATAAATATGTTACAGTAGATGTTCCAAAATTTCAGTCACAAAGTGCAAAAATATCAGAGACAAGAATAATTGCGGGATACGTTGATGTTGTTAAAAGCAGCAATCAAAGCGTAGGAAGTCAGCAATCTTTTTCTTATCAATTTAAACCAGAATTTAAATATCCACCAATTGTTACTGCCACACCAATTAATATAGGTGCAACAGAGGCTGGTAAAAATGTAACAGTTGTTTTAAAAGAGCCTACGACATCAAGAGTAGATGGAGTAGTTAACTTCAACTCACCTGGAGAGGTCTCCATAGGTGTTAATTTAATTATTGTTGGTATACCTAATTAATGATAACATGCAAAAAATGTTCAAGAAAAATGATGATAGACAGAATTTACAACTCTGTTTCTCATTTAGAAATTTATTGTTTAATGTGTGGATCAAGAAAGTTTTTTCATCCGCCGTCTGATTCGGAGGAAGGTAGATGGCTACTCGCAAAGGAAATAGAACGAGCGAAGAATACAATGTCGCTCCTGTAATACCAGGAAATAAAAAGGTATGGTTTTTAAATAATGACCTTGTTAGGATTGTGCATTATAACAGATCTAATGGCATTATGTCAATATATAATATAACAAAAGATAGATTAGAAAGTTGTTTGATTAGTGATTTTAAAACTAAAAGAGAACGAGCATATACTGTAGGAGAAACTGCTGATCTTGTTAATAGACATAAAAAGTATATGCCTTCACTAATGAAGCGTGGTGTTATTCCATTCCCTACTGGATCTCAAAAAGGCGGGGCACGTGGATGGCAAGTAAGATCATACTACGCTGAGTCGCAAGTAAAAGAGATACGTGATATACTGGCTACGTATCATATTGGTAGGCCAAGAAAAGATAATTTAATAACAAACGATATTACTCCCACAAAGGCTGAGTTGACGAGACGAATGGGAGATGGTATACTTACATATACGAAGACTGAAGATGGTAGATTTATACCAATTTGGTCAGAATCAATATAATAGAAGGGTATGAAATGGAAGACACTAAAGTATCAGTAACACTTGGATACACATTAAATCTTGGAAACTTTCAGTCACTAAGGATAGATCTTGGTGTTGTAGACTCAAAGCGTGATGCTGAGAATACAGATCAAGCATTTGAGCGTGTGTATAAGTTTGTTGAAGATAAACTAGCAGCAAAAATCTCAGAAGCAAAGGTTGAACTAGAAGAAAGCAATTAGTGTGACAGACAAACAGAAGCGACTGGCTCTGTTGAGTAGGTTTGATAAACACTATAAGTTTAAACTAGGACAGAAGCCACAGTATAATAAGTGGATTGAGCAGTGGTCTGCTGATGCCCTTATAGAGTCATACACTATTGAAGTTTGCTATGACTTATTAGAATATTATTTTGATGTAACAGAAAACCCCACATGGAATCATTTTGCTTATGTGGCACATGATATACTGGAAGCAAAAGAACAGTATGCTAAAGATATAAAAGAACGAGCAGAACGTAGAAAAAAGGCTAAGGAGTGGTTGAGTGAATAATACAGAGTCAAAACTAATCTCAGCCGTGCTACAAGATAAGCAAGCGCATGTTTTGCTCCAGGCTAATATAGAAAATATTCTAACAACGCATGTAGATGTTTGGCAGTTTATCAGAAAATATTATGAAGCAAATGCTACCGTTCCACCAACAGAATTAGTTGTAGAAAAGTTTAGAGACTTTGAACCCATAAGCGGTGTTGGCGCAACCAAGCATCACCTTGAAGAGTTGCAGGCAGAATATTTAACAAATAGTTTAAAAGATATTATTAGATCTGCAGCAACAGATGTTCAGGGTGGACAGGGACTAGATGCGCTAGAATCTTTAATTACAAAAACTGCAGAACTTAGAAAAAATACAGCAGCCATTCGTGATATTGATGTAACAGACTTAGACTCTGCTGTTGCATACTTTGAAAATCTTAAGAAACAACAAGAGGCTGGTGCATTAGGAATTAAGACTGGCCTTCCAGGATTTGATAACTACCTTCCTTCTGGAATCATGCCAGGGCAGTTAGGAGTCTTCCTTGCATATCCAGGCATAGGAAAGTCATGGTTGTCTCTCTATTTCGCTGTACAGGCCTGGAAACAGGGTCGTAGCCCAATGATCATAAGCCTTGAAATGTCTGAGGTAGAAGTTCGTAATCGTGTATTTGCAATTATGGGAGAGGGCGTTTGGTCTCATAGAAAGTTAAGTGCTGGTCAGGTTGAGATGGATATGCTTAAGTCTTGGCATACAAAGCATGTTACTGGAAAGCCAGAGTTTCATATTATCTCTAACGATACTGGGGGAGATATTACTCCATTAGTGCTACGAGGAAAGATTGATCAATATAAACCAGACTTTGTTATTGTTGACTATTTACAATTGATGTCTCCTAATCAAAAGTCAGATAATGAAACTATTCGTATGAAGAATTTGTCTCGTGAACTCAAACTTATGGCTATTGCAGAAGAGGTACCAATTATTGCTATTTCATCTGCTACACCTGATGACGTTACTAAACTTGAAACCGTGCCAACCCTTGGTCAAACTGCATGGTCAAGGCAGATTGCTTATGATGCAGACTGGGTGCTTGCGCTGGGTAGAGGAAATAATAGCGATATTATTGAATGCGTATTTCGCAAGAACCGTAATGGTTTTATGGGAGAATTCTTAGTTCAAGCCGATTTTGACAAGGGATACTATAGGTATAAGGATTATGAAGATAAGTCAGTATAATATGCTCCATGGAGACATTTCCACACAGGGCTATAAAGCGATTTGGTCTGGATGGGATCATAGTAGATGATTCAGCCATATACAGATTGCAGCAAGACTACATCAGATTACTCGTATCAGAGATGCGATTATCTGGGTATGCCCCAAGATTTGACATTAACCCAGAGTTTACACTATCATATAATGAACAAAAAAACTATTTTGAGTTTGCATTAAGCGTATATGGAATATATGTTGGGAGAAAAAAGGTAGAATGGATATTAGGGATAGACGGAACCAGACCAATTTATACACAGCCAGCCAAGTTAAAAGAGTACTCTCAGGATCTGGCGTAACTGTAGAAAAAGAAGCAGAGTCTGAATACATAGTATTTTGTCCATTTCATTCTAATCATAGAACACCTGCTGGAGAAATAAATAAATATACAGGACTATTCTTTTGTTTTTCTTGTGGAAAGACTGCAGACTTAATAGAGTTGGTCATGCATTTTTCAAATAGAACATACTTTGAGTCTGTTAGATTTATCAAAAGCAAGGAAGTTGAAACAGATATTTTATCTGAAGTTAATTCTAAGTTAGTAGAAAAAGAAGAATGGACAGAGTTCGATATATCTGTAGTCCAAAGGCTACATGAACAGGCATTGTCATCAGAACGAGCAAAAGAATATTTCATTAAGAGAAAGATTACAAAAGAGTCTGTAATAAAATTTAAACTTGGATATTCTGAAACCCAAGACATGGTTTGTATACCAGTGCATAACAATGAAGGCTTATGTGTTGGATTTGTCGGTAGGTCTATTGAAGGAAAAGATTTTAAGAATACCCCCAAACTTCCTAAATCAAAGGTATTATTTAATTTAAATAAAGTTAAAACAGCATCAAAGGTTTATGTGGTTGAATCTTCTTTTGATGTAATCAGATTAGATCAAGTTGGATTTCCAGCAGTCGCCACCCTTGGCGCCAATGTGTCTTCCAAACAAATAGATTTGCTTCAAAGGTACTTTAGTGATATAATAATTATTGCTGATAACGATGAGGCAGGCGGTAACATGAAAGAACGAATAATCGAAAGATTAGACGGAAATGTTACTGTAATTAACTTAGATAAACAATATAAAGATATAGGCGATATGGACGATACGTCAATAAAGAAACTAGAGTATCAGTTTGACAAATCAATACTGTCTATGCTAAAATAGAAAAAACAAGGAGAAATAATGAATAAAATAGTAGGACTAAAGAATATAAATGCTTTACTTGATAAGAAGACAGATGAGAACGGCCCAAAGGTTCGTTGGCTTAAGTTGGCTGATGGACAGGCAGTTAAGATTCGTTTTATTGAAGAACTAGACGAAGACTCTGCAAACTATAGCGAAAAGCGTGGTTTGGCGTTTGTCGTCAAGGAACACACAAATCCAAAAGACTATAAGCGTAAGGCTGTAGATACTATGGACACAGAAGGCCGTGACTGGGCTGAAGAAATGTACCGCAAAGATCCAAAGGGTAACAGTGGATGGCGTGGTCGTCTACGTTTCTATTGCAATGTTTTGGTAGATGATGGCATCGAAGATAAGCCTTATGTTGCAATTTGGTCAATGGGTATTAGTAAGCAGTCATCGTTTAATACTATTCGTGAGTATGCGCTTGAAACAGGAAGCATCTCAAATCTAACATGGAAGTTAAAGCGTAATGGTCAGGGAACTGAAACATCTTACACTTTGATTCCTTCGGCTCCAGATAAGGAACCGTTTAATTGGGAAGGTATTGAGCCATATGCACTAGAGAAAGCATTGCGTCGTGTTCCATATGCGGAACAAGAAGCATTCTATCTTGGCTTTGACTCTCCTTCATCTACATCAGCGACGAATATCGACTGGTAATAGATGAATTACGTACCACTACACTTACATACCCACTTCTCTTTATTCGATGGTATTGGGTTGCCATCTGAATATGTAGATCGAGCAAGCAAACTGGGTATGCCTGCGATTGCGATTACAGACCATGGCTCCCTTTCTGGCCACAGAGAAATGTATCGTGTTGCTAAAGCAAGTGGTATCAAGCCTATTCTTGGCATAGAAGGTTATATGTGTGAAGATCGCTTTGACCAAAGAGATAAAGCAGATCGCACTACTCCACTAGACATGGTTTATAATCATATAATTCTTCTAGCCAAGAACAAGGTTGGTTTAGAAAATTTAAATAAATTAAATGAGATTGCGTGGACAGAAGGATATTATAAAAAGCCAAGAATTGACTTTGAAGTTCTTGCAAAATATAAAGAAGGAATCATAGTTTCTTCTGCATGCCCAAGCGGTATTATTGCTAAGTCAATTGAACTTGGTGAACTTGGTATGGCAAAGAAATATATTAAGTGGTTTAAAGAACAGTTTGGTGATGACTATTATCTAGAGGTTATGCCACACAATGATGAGTCAATCAATAGAACAATATTAATGCTTGCTGATGAGTTTAAAGTTAAGCCAATTGTAACCCCAGATTGCCACCATGTAGATTCTTCACAAAAAGAAATACAAGAGTTAAAGTTAATCTTAAATACATATTCTAATAAGATTCAAAAGGATGCTACATACGAGAAGTCAAAAAAACAAGGCGACCTTATGAAGCGTTTAGATTATTTATACGGTGCAGATAGACAGATGTCATTTAATAAGTTTGATATTCATCTTCTTTCATATGAAGAGATTCAGGCTGCTATGGAAAAGCAGGCGGTATGGAGAACAGATATTTATGAAAATACTATAGATCTTGCTAATAAGATTGAAGACTATGATATTCAGGATAACCTTAATCTACTTCCAGTTCAATATAAGAATCCAGACAAACAATTAAAAGAATTGGCTATGACTGGTTTGGCAGAAAAAGGTCTCGATAAAAATCAAGAATATCTTGATAGGCTTGAAGAAGAGTTAACTGTTATTCAGGATAAAAAGTTTGGTCCATATTTCCTTGTTGTTCAGAGTATGATTTCCTGGGCAAAGAAAGAAGGAATCATGGTAGGTCCAGGTCGTGGTTCTTCTGCTGGATCATTGCTTTGTTATGCCCTTGGAATTACAGACATAGATCCATTAAAGCATGGGCTTTTATTTTTCCGCTTTATCAATCCTGAGCGTAATGACTTTCCAGATATCGATACAGACATTCAAGATTCTCGTCGTGATGAAGTTAAAGATTATCTCGTTAGGCAGTATAAACATGTTGCATCTATTGCAACATTCCTAGAATTTAAAGATAAGGGTGTTGTGCGAGATGTTGCTCGTGCATTAAATATTCCGTTAGTAGATGTTAATAAAGTTTTGAAGTTAGTGGATACTTGGGATGAGTACTGCACATCAAAAACTACTGCATGGTTTAGAGAGAAATATCCAGAGGTGGAGCAATATGGAGAACAACTTCGTGGTCGTATTAGAGGTACTGGTATTCACGCTGCTGGTGTTGTCACTAGCAAAAATCCTATTTTTAGGTACGCACCGATGGAGACACGTAATTCCCCTGGTTCCGATGAGCGCATTCCTGTTGTGGCAGTTGACATGGAAGAGGCTGAAAAAATTGGCCTCATCAAGATCGACGCACTCGGACTTAAAACACTAAGTGTTATTAATGACACAATTAAGATAATTAAAGAGCGAGAAGGCACAGATATTGACTTACTTAAGATAGATATGGGTGATCAAAAGGTATACCAGATGCTTTCTGAAGGCTACACCAAAGGTGTGTTTCAGTGTGAAGCAACCCCATATACAAATCTTCTTATAAAAATGGGTGTAAAAAATCTAGCAGAATTGTCTGCTTCAAATGCTCTTGTACGTCCAGGTGCAATGAATACGATTGGAAAAGACTATATTGAAAGAAAGCACGGTAGACAAGCAGTAAATTATTTACACCAAACAATGAAACCATTCACAGAAGAAACATATGGGTGTATCCTATACCAAGAGCAGGTCATGCAGGCCTGTGTTCAACTTGGAGGTATGTCTTGGTCTGAGGCTGATAAGGTTCGTAAGATCATTGGTA